TCCAATCGTTACCTTCCCCGACTTGTAGATTACCATTTTTTGTACTCATACTACTGTGCATATCAAGCGGATTCATAACACAAAAATTATTAGTAGGTGTATCTTCTACAGAATCATTACCAGCACCAGCACTTACAGAAAAATTATTTGGTGTGAAGTTATTGCCATTTCCTGAGTAATCTTTGCCAAGTGTCGTTGCAGTCGTTCCAGAATTATCTGAAAAATTTAAATAATGTCCATTAGTACCATAAGTAATTACTGGACTTGCTTTAGGAACCCATTGACCTGTATCTGAATCTGTTTCAGCAAAAACATCTGCATCATATAATTGGCCATCACTATAATGACATTCTGCCATATAAATACTAGCTGGAGTACCAAGATCCCAAGCATCAATACCATAGGTCATTCGCTTTCCAGATTGGTTCATTGTGTAACTATAACCACCAATAGGTTGTGAACCAGAAGCTATAGTTTGTTGAACACCATTTACAAAAATTTTTGATGTTTGATTAGCAGCATCTACTTGCCAAACAATGTGATACCAAGCAGAAATGTCTCTATAAACTGCATCATTAATAGCTCCATAGTTATCTCCTGATGTTGTATCGTAATAAGTATGTATTTTATCGTCACTTCCAAAATATATTGAAGCAATACCATTATTACCACCACCATCACCATTATTTTGTGAAGTAAAAAGACCGTATGTTGTAGAACCTAAACGAACTCTTTTGACCCAACCACTCCAAGTCCATTTCTGTCTGTTACCGTCAGAGCTAGGTTGAAATTGTAAATAAGCACTATCAGGATGATTAAACCTTAAACTACGTTGTACTTCGTATGCACTAGCAGCCCCACTAGCCCCTGCTCGAATTGTGTCAAATAAAGCCATTTATTTTACATCCAATGAAAGAACACAATGTACATTACCAGAAGACCTAACCACATAATCTAGTCTATCAACTGCGTTAGCTGCTGTCGACAAAGTTGGTGCTGTACCTCCTACAAATTTATAATCTGAATGAAATGAAGCTGTCCTACTTCCTGTACCATCTTGAACAATGAATATAGAACCTGATTGTCCTACCGCACTTGCATCATTGCTTGGATTTCCAAATGTTCTATTTCCACCCAACGTAACAGTATGATGTATTCCAGAAGTAAAATCAACAGTTATAGTTGACCCATCAGATAGAGTTGAAATCCCAGCAGCACATTTTGCATCAGCACCAAAAGATAAACCTGCATTTAATGTTAAAACACCAGTAGCAGTATCATCAGCATTTGCTCTTAATAAGCTGCTGTAATCAGATGCACCAGATAAGGCACGAACATAATTACCAGAATCATTAATTACTGTGTTTCCATCTGTGTTAAATCCACCATCAGCCCTACTGACTAGAGGTGTGTAAACTCCATTACTAAATTCACTTGAATTATTAAGTCTAAGATAGCCGTCACTGTTATCTGCTGAAAGAGCAGTTCTACCATTGAAAGCTATTCCTCTATTATCATTTGTTGAGCTTGCAGAAAAATTTATTACATCACTTGCATTTTTAGATAAAGTTATAGATCCACTTAATGTATCGTCTGCATCTGATCTCGCAAATTGACTTGAATCTATACCATCTAGTGTTGCTGCATTTCCTCCATCAGCAGAGGTTATATAGCCGGCACCATTGGTAATCGCATTATTGTTCAAAGAAATATTTGCAGATCCGTCAAAAGATACACCAGCAATCGTCCTTGCTGTCGTTAAAGTTGCCGCAGATCCAGTGGTATTTTGGTTAAGTGTTGGTATTCTTGAAGCTGAAATAGTGCCAGAGGATATATTATCTGCGTTTAAATTAGTAAGTGCTGATCCGTTAAGTGCTGGTAACGTAGAAGGAAATCTTGCATCAGGCACAGTCCCTTCACCCAAATCATTAGCATCAAGTGAAGCATATTCAAGTTGACCACTGGCGGTTGAACCAGAACCAGAAATACTTTTTACTTTTAAATATTTATCAGCAGCAATTTGATTGTCAGGAAAGATAAAGGTATAAGATTGCCCTGCACTATGGGCTGGAGATACTAATTTAATGCCATGACTTTGTGCTGAACAATTAAGCATTAAAGCACCGTCATTACCTCCAGCACCTCTGACTTCAACAACTCCAGATCCATTTGGTTCTATTTTTACATTGCCATTACTTGTAGCTGTAGTGATTTTGTTGGATTGAACATCTAAATTTCCTCCAAGTTGAGGAGAAGTATCTTCAACAACATTTGCAATAGCACTAGCAGCAATTCCATCAAGTTTGTTTTTTAAAGTAGTTGTAAAATCATTTTCAGTTTGTGAGGCAACTACAAAATCTAGTGTTCCATCTGAATCATCGTAAGTAACAGTAATACCTGTTTCAGTATTACCAGTGACCATGCCACCTACATAATCTTCTACTTGCTCTTGAGTCAAAGTGGCCGTTATATACCCTGCACCATTGGTAATAGCATTGTTATTAAGTGAGATATTAGCAGATCCATCAAAAGATACACCAGCAATAGTTCTTGCTGTGGTTAAAGTATCAGCAGAACCAGCAACAATTCCAATAGCAGAACCGCTATCATTTTTACTAAATAATTTACAATTACTAGTTCTTATTGCTAATTCACCTGTTGATAAATCGCTAGAACTTGGATCGCTACCACTTGCTCTTTTTAATTTAATAGTGTTTGCCATTCTTCGACCTCCTAATGATTAGATTCAATACGAGCCGCCATCTATATTGAAACTAGATGCACTTTCATCTTCTAAAAATGTAACTAAATCAGATAATGCAACCTGTTTCATAGTGCCATTATCGTTACAAAGAAATCTATCTGCTGCTGCAAGTGTTGTTGAAGTAGCTGACGTTCCACCATCAATTAAGTTTATTTCAGCAGTAGTGGCTGTTACTCCATCAAGAATATTTAATTCTGTTGCGGTAGAGGTAACTCCATCTAAAATATTTAATTCAGCAGTTGTTACAGTCGCTCCATCTAATATTTGGATTTCTGCTTCTGTCAATGCAGCTAAAGCAGCAGATCCACCTGATTGACAACCCGATAAATTATCAAGGTCAGCATCATAGGCTTGAACCTGACTTCCAATAGCTACCCCAAGGCTTGCTCTAGCTGTAGCACCAGATTCAAGAACAAAGTTTGATCCATTACCAACAATAAAGTTACTATCCGTTGGAGATAAACCAGCTATATCGGTTAACTGTGCATCAAAAGCTTGAACATTTGTTCCTATTACGAGTCCTAAAGCCGTTCTTGCTGCTGAAGCTGAAGTTGCTCCTGTACCACCGTCTGATATTGCTAAAGTTCCAGTTATTGAACTTGCACCTAAATCAACAGCCATTTCTGTCGATTCAATTACTATTCCTCCATTAGATTTTAAATCTACACTTATTTCATTTCCAGATTTATCTAAACCATCACCAGCGGTTGTTGTGCCAGATGATGAAAAAGTACTAAAAGCTAAATTATTGGTCGCTACTACAGCAGATCCTTTGTCACTCGTACAAACAAAGCCTATATCAGCATTTGTAGATCCTTGTTCAACAAACGTAAACATACCAGAAGCATCTGCACCAGCGGCTAAATCACTTGTTCTAGCCCAAGTACTTGCTTTACAAAGATACAGTCCGTTCTCGGTTGCAGTTGACTGGTTTTTTACAAGTACCCTTTCGTCAGCAGAAACCGCGACACCATCAATAGTTTGTGTTCCAGACAAAGTAATATTTGCAGTAGTTGCAACTTTTACAGAATCTTTTACATCTAACCCTTGTGAAACAGAATCGACATATCCTTTAGTTGCAGCATCAGTTGTAGCAGTAGGTGTTGCTAAAGCTGTAATTTTTTGAGAGTTTAAAGATACAGCACTAGCTGGGGCAGCCATTTCCGCAAGTGTATTAACTCTTACACCTGTATCGAAATCAGATATTTTTGTATGTGCTATTGAAGGTATATCATCACTTACTAATGCTCTAAATGTAGGTGCAGCGGCACTTCCAGAAGCAGCACCAGCTAATACATGATTAGTTGTTCTTGTTGTTGCTTTGTCAAAAAATGCTCCTTTACCACCAATAGGAATAATACTTGTAGCGGAACCTCCAGACCCCCCTGTGCCTGTACCATAAACTAGAACTTCATCGCCTTCTCTAAAAGCAACTTCAGCATTTTCTAATGATGTTGGGTTTGAAGAACCAGTTGATCTTTTTATTCTTATTGTGTTAGCCATCAGAAGTTTCCTCCGTCTACAAGTGTAAGTTTAGTAGTTGTTGAATCTGCTTTAAATGTATCAGAAGATGAATCATAATAAAGCACCGCATCATTAACTTTGCCAGTAATGTCAAAGTTTAAACCACTTATTTGACCAGCCGGACCTTGCGGCCCGGTTGTTGTTATTTCTACAGTTGTAACATCTGAGACTTGTGATACTTCAACTTTATTTGGAGTACTCATTCTGTATAACCCTCGGTTACGTTAAGGTTTCCTTTTATATAATAGTGTTCATCACCGCTAGGTTCGGTTAATTTTACGTCATATTTCAATGTTCCAACATTAAAATTATCGGTTTGTGTATCAGTTAGGGCAATATCAACAATCCCTCCAGTTCTATTTGTGTAAGTTACACCCCAATCTGCAAATTTAATTTTTCTATTCTCATCCCAAACTGTTGCAGCAACAGTATAACCTGTTAAATTTATTGCGGAATCTGTTGAGTCTTTAAAAGTAAGACGCAAGCCAAAATCTGCTCTTCTAGTCAAATCAAAATTTTTAACTCCCGGGATAATTGCCATTTATTTAACGTCTAAAGTAATAACAGAATGAATTACATTACTAGCTTTTATAACGTAATCTATTCTATCTACAGCACTTGCCGCCGTTGATAATGTTGGAGCAGTTCCACCAGCAAATTTAAAAGCACTATTAAATGATGCAGTTCTTGAACCTGTGCCATCTTGAGTTATGAATATCGAACCAGACTGCCCAACTGCTTGATTACTTGGTGCTGCGAAGGTTCTGTTACCTCCAAGAGTTACTGAATGATGACAGGCTGTAGCCATGTCTATTGTTATTGTTGAGCCATCAGTCAAAGCTGTAATATTAGCTGCGGCTCCTCCTGTAAGACTAACTCCCCCCGAAGCAGTTGCAAATACTGTTGAAGCATTGTGTTTTAAAGTAACAGTTCCACCAGTTCCAGTATCACTACAAGTTATATAATCATTACCACCTGCATCTTCTAAAATAAGATCACTTCCTCTTATAAATAATGAACCTGACCCAGAATCTTCAATGTAACTGTTACTACCATCGTGATATACGGAAAGGTCATCGCCGGTTCCAAATTTAGCTTTGGCATTGTCTAAGAACTCAAGTGCTGAATCTGACTTATCAAACTGTACATTTGCAGTATCTCCTGTAAAGGTCATATCTCCACTTAAGGTCAACCCTGTAAGAGTTCCAAGAGAAGTAATGTTTGTTTGTGCTGCTGTTGATAAAGTTCCAGTAAGTGTTGTTGCAGAGCAAGTTCCTGTGACAGCTAGACCAGAAGAACTGAAACTACCCCTAGTTGTTCCTCCACAACTTATATCAAAAGTATCAGCAGCACTTGAAAATATACCTGTATTTAGATCATCTCGAAAAGCTAAAGCCGGTGTGGAGTTTGACCCATCTTCAAGAGTTAATGTACCGTCTAGCTGAAGCAACTCTACCCAACCATTATTAGAGCTATTTCTTATTTTTAAAATGCCTGTTGTTGTATCAGCCCACCATTGATACGCATATTTTGTAGATGGCTCCGAAGAACTTGAATTATTACTGACGATTGCAGACAATACATTATTTATGTCTGTTCTAACCGCACTTCCTGTACCATTATCAATTACATAGTCGTGTGTAGCCATCTAACTTCTAAACTTTTTACCCATTCTACCCCCCTTTACCAAATCCGACAGCCTGATAAGTAAAATTTCTATCAATCGAAGCATTTGATGAGTTTTTAAAGTGAACAGTAAAACCCGTTCCACTTATACTAGACACTTCAAAATAATCTCCTGATACCATATTTTGAGCATTGATACCAATAGAGGGTAAATTAGTATTTGCTCCAAGCAAAGAAGAAGTACCAACAAAGAATGGATTGGTAAACGTAACAGCCTTTGCACCTGCTCCGCTTGCTGTTACATTACCTTGTTCTGTTCTTCTTTGTAAAGAAGCTGTATAACCTAATTCTGAAATTCTTATATCTTGAGCAGGGTCGCTACTTGTGACATTAGCTCTAAATTGAAATCCTCTTCCTTTGTAAGTACCATTTGCAAATGTTTGAAAATCTGTATAATTTGGAGAGCCAGAACTAGGGTTATCTTGTGTAACTCTTACTAACATTTCTGCGTTTACATCTGTAGATGCAGTTCCATCAAAATCTGTCCATGTATCTAATAAAGCTGATCTACTATCAAATAAATCGTTAGGATAAAATGCTTCTGTTAAAAAATGACGTTTTAAATCAAGACTAAATACTGCACCTAAATCTAGAGTTGTACCACCTGCTGTTCCTCCAAAGTCATAAGTACCAGAAGAAACAATCCCACCAAAGTCATCTAATGAAGATACTGCATCAAAATCTGTTATCGAATCAAAATTACCAGCACCAAGTAAATTAATTGTATTTGTCGCAGAATCGAAAGATAGATTAGTTTTTGTTCCTTGAAACTTAGGACTATCTGAATCTTCTCTTCTTGTTTGTGTAATTAATGGAGCTTGGTTATCAGGAAGATCAATTATTACGCTAGTTTCTCCAGAGCAAAATCTACCACCATCATCTTTAAATTTTAAGATATATTCTCCTTCGAGATATGGAACTTCAGCAGTAGTAGTATTTCCAGCAAGTGCTTGTATCAAATCAACAGAGTTAGAAAATGTACCTGTTCCATCTGTTTTAGTTGAGTGTCTTACAAAAACAAGACCTCCATGAGTAACGTCTAAATCTGTAGATAAATTCCATCTAAGTCTTACTAATTTTTCATTTATTGGTTCGGCTGATAATCCAGTAACATCTGATGGTAAAGCAGTTTTACCTACTGCATTAAAAGTTGCATTTGAAGAAGTAGAACTTAATTGCAAAGAAGCATTATAACTAAATACTTGTATTTCATATGTTCCGACATCTGTATTTAGAATTTCAAAATCAGGACTAGAAACAGTGGTTGAAATATAATTTCCGTTATTAAATCTATAATTTACTTGATATTGAGTGACACCAGCAATCGGTTGCCAACTAATAATAAGTTTTGCTATTGCTTGATTATTTATTTCAACTATTTTCTCGTCTACCTGTAAAGCACTAGGAGGATCTTTTAAACCAGCAAGAACAGATACGTTTCTAGCTGGAAGAGATTCACCATCTTCGATAAAATCATACTTACCAGAAACATAAGACAAAGCTGTTACTGCATAGTTAATACCATCTTGTTCCTCAACTGCTATTACTCTAAATTTTTGAGATTGAATAGTATCATTTTGCAAAAGCCAAACTGTATTAGTATTTGGTGTTTGAGAGAAAGCAGAAGATACTGTAATAACCTTTCCAGATATTGAGCTTATATCTCTTTGTTCTACAGTTCCATCAGGTAATATGACACTTAATTTTGCGTTATTAGTTGAAGCTAAATCTGTTGAGGCAGAATCATCTACTGTTATTTGAGTTGTTGTTGCTGTATTTACCCTTCCTGATCTGCGAACACCTGCTCTTACTGGATCGTTTATCTCAATAATACTTCCGGGCCTACATATAACACCACTATCAATAGATGTCGTAAAATTTACCGTTTCAGATTCATTGTTCTCAGCAAACAATATATTTTTTGCAAGACGATTGGCTTGTCCTCTTGAAGTACAAGCAAATGCTTTTACCTGTTTAATGACTGTTCCTATTTTTGCTATCAATGCACTATCTTCAACAACCTCAAAATCTACTTCTTGCGAGTCCATATTGTAGTAACTAACAGAAACTACACTATGTCTTGTTCTTAAACTACTACCAGAATAACTAAATCCGCTTTCTCCTACATTCGCCAAACTAAATATATAAGAACTATCCTTGGGGCTGTCTTGAGAAATAGTAATAGATCCAGCAGTCCAAATAGGAATACAACGCATTACACCAGCTAATTCATTTATTAGATCAAACGCCTCATTACTGTTTTGGATATTTACATTACAACTAAATCTAGCTTCCTGTCCTCCAAAACCATCTGATACCAATGTATTTGCATATTTACTAACAGTAACAAAAGAGAATAAATCTAAATTGCTGTCTGTAATATGATCTCCAAATCCATACCTCGTGTTCGTGAGCAAGTCCAGTAGCACCATGCTTGGGCAGTTACAATAAGTAGCTGCACCCATAACTCCATTGAAGATATAGCCGTCTGGGTACACGATGCGCCCAGTTGTATTATCTACTGTTGGTGTTCCAGAACTAGATGCACCTGCCCCCGGTATTCTTACCTTTATGCCTCTAATACGATATTTGCGTTTTGGGATAGAACTAAATTGCTGTGAATCAATACGCAAAGAAGCGTAAGCACTATTTAAATATGTAAGTTTCTCGTCAATAATTTCTGAAAAACTTGTAAATTGAAAATTATTTACTGTACTTGCATCAGGTGGGTCTTCAGTAACTCTTACAACTTTTATATCAACAGGAAAAGCACCTGTTAAGGTGATTCTATTTTCTCGCTGATAGGCATCAGCAGATCTTCCTGTAACAGTATCGTCTATTAAAGTAGTAAATCCACCATTGTTATATTGAACTTGTATCTGATAATTTACAGAACTTCCTAATAAATCGCCCTTATCCGTAGCTACTTGAATTTGAGGAAAAGTGATAGTTACCTTTACTGCGTCAACATCTGTATTAGTAATTGTTCTTGTGACAGGAGAATCTTTTGTTACATTGACTCCTACATTTTGCAATGACTCGCTACTTTCAATTCCATTAACATGAGTTTGATTTGATGTTCCAAATCTAGGATCAAAGGTTACATCTTGAAAATTAAAATCAGTTGTTTCTGGATTTGAATTATTGGCATTTGCTTGTAAAATAGCCGTATCATTCAAGAAAACATCTTTTAAAGCAGCGTTATTATATGCAGTCGTACCCTTTGTTAAACCAGCTTTAGAAGCAGAAGCAAATCCCTCTATCTCTCCCTCTGATATTAAATCTAGTAACGTAGCAAATTGTTTACTATGTAAAGTATCAGGAGTTCTAGTAGGTTGAGGAGGTGCGGAGGGAGGAGGTGGCGCACCAGCACCTCTAATAATTTTTGGGTTAGTCATGCTCTTACCTGTTCAGTATCAACACCTGCACTTATTACAACACTTCC